GAAAGAAGGTTGGTTTTGCTCAAACCGAGTCTCTGCCACCCGAGACAGTTCATCGGCAAAGAACTTGGTAACCGTTTGGTCCCAACCCCCATTCCCAGCAATGACTTGGGAAATGTCGTCAATTAGTGTGGAAAGGTCCGGTTTACCCATTTCGCAAATTCCTTTAGCTCTCTTTCGGTTGCATCCTGTTTCATAGCGTTGGCTTTTTTTGAGACGACCTGTACGTTTTCTTTCACGTAACCTTTTTCGGGCGAGATTCTGTCTAAAGATGGGGCATAACGAGTCTTAAATTCTAGGGGGACGTTGAGGATAGGGCACATGGCAGGTATAACGATGTCGGAGAGTTCAAGATCAAAGGGTAGGTCAAAGTATCTAGCTCTGTCAGCCGCCCCTCTTAGCATCCTCTTTTCGAGATTATTCTCCCTAAAATGTCTGGCTTGTTCTGCTCTCTTGGGGAGCAGCTTGTCTCTGTGTTTGTGGTACCACGAATTAGATGTCTGCCTGCTTCTTTCTCTGCGACAAGAGAAATGCACAGTCCTGTCTACTCGTCCCGTAATTATTGGCACCCCGCATACAAGACAGGATGTGTCAATCGTCTTCATCTAATGAGCTTTCTTCTCTGCATCCCGGGAAAGAACAATCTCCATCCACTCGGATGAGACCTCTCTGTTAGACAGTTCCTCTAACTCTTCAGGGGAACAGAAGTAGGCAAGGGCTTCGTTAAGGGTGTCCCACATGTCCACATCATCAATGGTGCCGACAGCTTCGATACCCTTGATTGCCTTCACGATAGTCTCTTTGGTGATCCGATCAGCGGTATCGTAGTCAATCTCTACAGTAATACCCATCAAGTTTCTCCTGTAAGGGCTTTCCAGCTTACCGGGAACAGAGGACGAATGATATCCCCGATCTGGTAAGCCAACTCCCGGGTCTCCCCCTGCACGTGGCTGTCGGTACGAAGAAGATACATGTTGGCAAACCCGAACAGGTTACCAGTCCAGTACCACTCGGTATACATAGACTGGGGAAGCACCATCCTAGCTTGCTCTGGACAGACGCCACCCTCCAACATGGTGTTGTAGGCATACAAAGCCATCTCATGGACATCTGTAAGATGTTTGGACATGGCTTCGCTACGCATCTTGGGAAGAGGTTCACCAGACCCTTGCTTGGAAGTCTTGTGGGCCTTGCGGAATTGATCGGGGACGAAGAACTCGGGGCCATCAGTAATGTAGCGACGTGAAACTTCGTTCCACACAAAACCTACTTGATGCTTTCCCAACTGCCTAGCCACGAAAATAGGAGCCTTGACGTGGACGGTAATGGCAGTGTGTCCGAAGGGTGTCCAGTGAGGTGGCAAGACCTTCACAAACTCGGCCATCTCCTTGATTTCTTCAATATGCTCACAATCAAGCATCTCGTTAACAATGGCATCCCATTCTTTCGAAGTGCAGCCACGAGCGAGGAAGTGGATCAGGGAGGTGTCTGCCTTACTAAGACGTTTGATAGGGAACTGGTTCCTTTCCGGGTTCTTGGGCATGGTAATTTCCCAATCACTCTTCTTGGAATAGGAGACGCGAGCAGAGTTAACTACCGACAGGTCGCTCCCCATCGAATCGATGTAAGAAACTTTCATGCTCGCCACCGTGCTTTCTCTTGCTTCATTCGGTTGTTGATGTCTTCCCTCAGCGACACCACGTTGTCTGAGAGACGCTTGCCACGCGGTTGGCGGGTCTCAAAGAGTTCGTACAGCAGGTCTGCTTGGGGTTTTTTGAAGAGGGGGTACTCATACACACAGTCGATGAAAGCCACCGCTGCATCTGAGTGAACGTTCCACTCCAAGCAACCTTCGGGCTTGACCTTGGACCGGACTTGCCCTCCGTACCGTTCTTGAAACCAGCGAAGGACTGCCGTGTTCCGGTTGACGATTCTGACAGAGACGGTGTTTTTCCCTACGTGGATGCAGCCGTCCGCCTCTAAGAAACCTGCTGCGTAGGCGTGATCAACGTATTTAGCCTTCATCCTGAACTTCCTCCACCTTGTCCCGGTTCTCTAGATAGACAGTGTAACCCGTCTTGTTTGGTTTTACGAGAAGGGCTTTACCATCGTTGAAAGTGTAGACAACGGAGTCCTTGTAGCCCTGTTCAATATAACGACCAACCACAACAGAAACGTTGATAAGGTCTTGAGGCTCGTTAATGTGCGCGATGATCCTCATCGTCACCTCCTTTAATTGTAGTCATCATGTAACCCAAAACCTCTGTGGAAAAGATAACGGTCATGAGCACCATCCAAAGAAGCTTGTCAATCATAGCCAACTGATTGCCGTCCATCCAATACAGAATGTACCCAACCAAGTTGGCCCCGAAGATTGCCACTGCGGCCAGTTGGACGATGCTCATACCATTTTCCTTACCGTGTAAGAGTCAATGTTTCGGATGACAGCAAATCTGTTAGACCCTATGTTTTGCATAACGGCATTTCCTTTGCCGATTTCCTGATTAGGATTTTGCGAAATGACCCGGAAGAAAAGGGTCAGGGCCGATCCCATCTCTTCCGGTTCGCAGTCAAGAATAAGTCTCACCCTATTTTCTTCCTCATATACTTAGAAAGGGATGTCCGCGTCTTCTTTGAGCTTGGGGGTCTTAGCTTCCCCAGTCTCAACAGGTGCTCCTTGAAAGTCAAAATCTACACCGCTCCTACGGCCAGTGGACTCGAAGACAACCAGCTTGTTGACCTTGACATCATCAAGGCGGCAACCTTTGTTCCCATACTTGGTGTCATACACCGTGAAGCGAACCTCCACCTCAGAGCCGTTGCCAATCTCGCCCATGGTCTGAACATCCCACGGGGTGCCATCGGCAGTGTAGATGCCGGGTTCGCCACCGCCGTAGTTCTCAGTCCACTTACGCTTGAACTTGACGCGCATCATACCCTCGTTATCAGGCGAGGGCTTGGGACGCATCAGGGCACCAGTCTTGAGGTACTCTGCAAAGGCAGTAGAGTCAAAGTCAACATCGATAGTCGTCTGACCACCAATGGCTGCGAGTTCATTGTTGAACCCGGTCTTGTCGCGGTTATGCTCAAAGACCTTGGCCCAATAAGCGATGCCCGGCAGAATGTATTGCTGCGATGCCATATCGTTTTCCTTTTCTGGTATGTGCAGTAAGACCCATGTAACACATGGATTCGCGTTTGTCAAGAGAAATTTTCAATGAACGTCGGAATAAGTGTCGCCATACTTGGTGTCCACATCCAACGGGACATTGAGTTGTAGCTTATCGTTAGTTCTTCGAATAGCCTCCTTCATGATATCTGCAACCTCTTTTTCTTGTCCTACCCTCACGGGGACAATGACTTCATCGTGGAACTGGCCGATACCCTTGACATCCATAGCCCAGCAGAAGGCCAACCAAGTATCAAAGCAGTAGACACCAGTAGACTGGTTAAGGGAACTGAACCTGTCCTTCTCATAACGAAGGTTGATCCAGAAACCAGACACCGGGTTCTTGAGCCACATGATCCCATCCAGAACCTTGACCTTCTGAGCGAGGGCCACTGCCTTCACAGACCAGTTACGTTTCCAGTAGGCTTCGATAAGCTTGGCAGCCTCGCTCTCCGACATGCCAGTGGTGCGAGCCAGCTTGACCTTACCGATGCCGTATACCGAGCCGTAGTTTACTGGCTTGAACATCTTACGAATCTTGCCCACAACCGGATCACCCGTCTCATTGTATCTGTCAATGTCTACTTGTGTAGCATAGCCAGCCTGCTTCGCCAAGTCTAGGTGCTCATCGAAGCCCGGTTTAGACATGTCGCTAACATAGGCCGGATCATAGGGGAACATATAGTGCCTCTTGGTCGTACTTTCAAGGGACACCATATCGGTACCGTTAAGTTTGTGACCCGGTGGTGCAACAAGACATCCACGGATTTCTTCACCCCACGGCTTGTCCACACCCGGAAGGTTGACTAGTGGTTTGGCGTGTTTGAAGCGGAGAGTGTTGGTTAGTCCAGCGACTTCGGCTTTCAGTTTGCCTCGACTCTCGTAGTCACGAAAAGACTTAAAGATACCAAGCCTGTGCTGGATGACAGAAAGACCGGAAAGAACTGCTACCTCTGGGACAGTCTCGGCGAGCAACTCTACCGACTCTGTTAGCTCTCCGCTAACACGGACTTGTGGAATTTGACGCTCCGACCCGTCATCGTTTTTTTCATACTTGAACGTGCAGGGAACCCACCCAAGAGAGAACAGCCAATCCTTGACCTGTTCGGGAGAGTTTGGGTTAGGCTCGACATAACCCTTGATGTAGGAGACAGCTTCGGTATGGGTGCGATCAAGACCCTGCTCATCAAGAAACTCAAACCACCGCTGTGCATGGGCGGTTGGACTACAATCTTTCTTGAACATCTTGGCTGGAGGAGACTTTGTATCATACACAGGGCGTTTAGGCATGATGCCCCTAAGTTCTTCCACCTTCTCTTCTTGAAGGCGCTCCAACTCTTTGATGTTCTTGTTCACCCTGTCAATGTCCACGTGCCACCCAACCTGCTCTTGGTGGGCAGCGCAGCGCATCTTGAAGGTAAGATACTGGAGGAACCTGTCCAACTCGGCCTTGTCCCCGTAGAGAACCTTCAAATACTTGATCAGACGAGACCACAGCTTGACGTTGATCTTCACGTCTTGCTTGCAACGATGGTCGTAGTCTTCCTGTGTAAGGTTTTCCCAGTCAGTGATCGTGGGCTTAGGAATACCAAAGTCTTCGCCATATTCCTCAAGACCATGTTTAACTCGATTGTGGAAGATATACCAAGACATGGGAAGTGTATCGTACAGCTTGGCTGTGATCTTGATCTTGAGGATTTTTTCCAACAAAGGAATATCGTAGCGGACAATGTTATGCCCACAAAGAAATTTCTCACCAAGGAGAAAGTCCCGCATCTTCTGGTAATCGTGGATTACTTTAGGCTTACCTCCGTCACGACTGTAGGACAACACGTGGATTTTGGTAGCGTCTTCAAGTAGACCATCTGCTTCGACATCAAAGATCACCATTCTTTTCAAACTCCAAAGCCTCTGCCAGTTCGTCAAGAGGGATTACAACCTCAGCATAGTCGTCAGCATTGATGACTGCAATAGTCAATGACCCGGGTTGTTCAAACGTCTCACCACCAATCCCATAAACATGGTGTTTCTTGTGGATGTGGTAGTCAAGTCTCATGCCATTTCCTCCATCTCACCGTCTCGCACCACAAAAGTGGTCACTTTTGGCAGACCTGTGTCTGTTCCAATAAGGCGAGTATAAGCCCTGCCACCATCAATAGCGCCAACCTTGGTAGGAAAAAAGTCCCAGCGGTGTTGGCTATAGTGGTATTGCTCTCCATCAAAGATGCAATCAAAAGTGAGGTCCTCCACAACATCCGCCCCATGGATACCGTATACGTGATCGCCTTCAAGGTTACCAAAGTCAAGCATCGTAATCCCGAAGTAGCGATTACCAAACTCCGGATGTGGAGTCTCGCGATAAAAGATATCCGATGCACTGGTGCCACCACCTAGTGACGTAGTGCAGACGTACTTAATTGGAACCCCATCCTTTTTACTGTAGTGCTCACAGATTGCGGCTGTGTTATACAAAGGTCTGTGTGCAATGTTCATGCTGCCTTCTCCGTCAAGATCATGGTCTCTGGGTCGAAGTAGACATAACCGCCAGAACCCAACTTACTGAATGGTCGGTTCTTGTCGAACTTGAAGTGGGTGGTGTTCTGGATAATCTCATCCTCACTATCTACGTTACGTTCCAGAAGTACACAGATGATTGCTTCTTCTTCTAGTGCCGACGCATATTTAGTACGTCCGTCGTCGTTCACCTGCGAGATAAACACAACACCAATGTTAAGCTCCTTGGCAAGCTGGGCCATCTGAGAACCCAAAGAAGTGAGCACAGCAGTAGCACCGTCAACACCTTGGGCAGACTGGTAGGCGAGACGCTGCACATGATCAATGAAGATAAAGTCAGCACCGTAGACCGCCGCAGCCAAACGTACATACTCCAGCACCTTCATTGGATCGTCACCAGCCCGCATCTCGAATACGATGGTGCGGTCATCCTGCGCCACACGCTGGGCGGCACTTACGACTTCTTTTTCATCCACGTTATTCCACTTGGCATCATCCTTGGTCCTAACATTAACAGACAGGTCATAAGTAGCCATGGCACGATAAGTAGTGGACTTCATTTCCTCCATGTGAAGGATGCCAATCTTGGTGCCCTCGGAACGAAGCATGGCCACCTCAAAGAAGCGGGCAAGCTCGGTCTTACCAGTGCCACGAGGTGCCTTGATGAACGTGATGCCACCCTTCACCAACCCACGACACATGTTGTCCCAACCCGTGTGGCCAGTGGGGACATACTCGTAAGGGTTCTCTTCAGTAATCGCTTTACGAACAGCTTCGTCAGTACAGAAGAAGTTGTCGGGCGCATACCGCTGAGGTTTCAACGCAGCCCACTTAAGGTCTTCGCTGTCACCATTCATCACGAAGTCATTAGCATCTTTATGCTTGGTCAAGGGGACGTAGTAGAACTTCTCCGGAATAGCCGCATAGATACGTTCAGCAGCTTTCTTGCCAGCCTCGTCCAGTTCCCCAGCGTAGACCACCTCTTGGAAGGTGGACAGGAAGGGCATATTCTTCTTCAGGAAAGCCTCGTTGATGCTGGCCGAGGGGAGGGCAAGCACAGGGTAGGTCATCCCAAGGGTCTGGAACAGGCTTGCTGCATCAAACTCGCCCTCGGTAATGTAGATACGCTTGGAAGAACCGGCGTTGACAGGGGGTCCGAACAGGTCGAGGATAGCCCTACCACGTTCTTTCACCCAAAACTTTTTCTCACTATAGCCACGATACTTGACGTTATCCTTATACTTGAACGCATAACGAACAGGCTTACCCTGCGCATCAAGTTGAAGCTGGATGCCATACAACTCAGCTACCTCGGGCTTCAGGCCCCGGATGCCCTCATAAGAAACAGAGGAAACCGTTTGTTGTTCCACAGGAACCTTCCTTTCTGGTTTAGAATAAACTTCTTCCGCCCAATCCTTCAGCGGTTTGTTAGAGGGGTAGCTAACACCACAGGAGTGGCAGTAGCCCGTGCATTCATCTGGCCAATAGGAGAAGGCGTCAGAAGATGCGCAGTCACGGAATGGGCAGGGTTGGTGAACAAGCTGCTTATTCATACTTCTCCCCCGTTGGGAACCTGGCAATATCAGCTTTGATCGGCGTTGTCAAGTCGTGTTTGTACATGACCGAAAGGGTTCTAAGTGGAAGATCGACAATCCTCAACAGCAGGTGAAGCGGGAATCCATCGGCAACTTTCTGCTTGATACAGAATATCCAGTAGCTATGGAGTGTTAGCTTCGTGTCAAAACCGAACCGGAGGATAAGGTTCCTGTGTGCTGTCTCTACATTGGGATAGGGGCTAAGAACAGGCTGGTCTTTCCGCACTTTGGGGACCACCCACTTCTGGTACTTGAACCTGTCATATTGCTTTTGAAGTAGCTCCAAGAGATTGTCGGACAACTCAAACACTATATCATCAATGGTAAGAGTCCCCCTGTCAAAGTCAACATCGGACCACGTGAGGTATGTGAGCCTGTCACTTTTTTGTAGTGTAGCAGCCATCAAGATCATCAAGACCCCCCAGTTTGCGGTATATATGTCCGACAAACACTTGTCCACGAAGCTGGTTGCTAACTCATAAGTCCAAGGGTTGTCAAGTATCCGAACATTCTCGGCTGTTCTGTTCTTCTTGAACTCTTTGGCTGGGTTGAACGGGATGATACTGTTAGACACGCAGTAGTCCAATACTCTTCTAAGGAGTTGTAGGCTTACATTTGCTGCTGTTTTGCTCTCCTCTTTATAAATCTTGTCGTAGGCATCTTTCAATATAACTTTGTCAAGAGAGCCAACTTTACGACTTCCTATGTATTTTTTCAGAACATTGGAGTAGTGCTCTAAACTTCCACGAGTACCCTCCCTATCAAAATACCAAGACAGGATAGCATGAAGAGGTGTGTCTTTGTGGATTTCTTTGGGGAGAGCTTGCCCAGAGCGAAACTTGTCAACCACTTGGGCCATTCTTTGCGCCTCGTAGCGGGCACTCCTCCCATCAGACCACGTCTTACTGCTTGGTAGCAGCCCAGCCTCGTAGACATCTTTTGGAGTTTTAAACTTCCAGAATTTTTTACCACTGGGTGTGGTGCCTTGATGTAAGAACCTCATCTTATCTCCAGACGTAAAAAGGGCGTCAGGATGCAACACCCGACGCCACTTGTTTATTTCCCGGTGGGAACTTCGGGTTCTTCTTTGGGGGCAGCCTTAGCTTCCTGCTTGGGGGTAGGGGCTTTGGGGGCAAGGCTCTTGCGATAGCTTTCCTTGAAAGCTTTGATAGCACCACCAAGACCGGTTTTGACTGCATCCACTTGGGCGTTAGTCTCGCCAAACTTGCGCTCGACATAGGCGGTAACCTCGTCTACACGAGCCTTGACCTTGGCCACGTCCTCGGCCACATCCATGCGGGCCTCGTCAATGGTCCGCTTGAGACCCGTCATGATACGGGAGTCTTCGCCGTCGAGAGCTTTCTGTTTCTCGATTTCGGCAAGCAGCGCGTCCATACGCCGCATCAGTTCTTCGGGGTTGATTTCTTCAGACATCATGTCCTCCTTGCTTGGTTAACCAGATGAGTAGTTATACACGGTTTGGACACGGTGTCAAGAGCTATCTTCATCTGTTAGACCATCGACTAACGAGGAATAGTCTTCGTCATCATCAAAAAAGTAGTCTGGGTCCATCTCTTCGATTGCCCTGCGGAGGCGTTCGTGATCCTCCTTAACTGCAATCTCGTACTGGAGCATCCAGTAGTTTTCTTCCTTCAACTTGTCATGCTTTGGGTCATTCATTTTCAATCTCCTTTGCCAAGTTCAACAAGACCTTCTTTACCCTGTGCATTTCTTCAAGGTAGTGCAAGCTGGTCGCTTCTTCTGCTTCATACCCGGCCAAGAGGGCAGCTTCTTCCAACGCCCAGATTTTTTCTTCTCGCTCGGTCATTTGCAAACACCATCTAGAGTTTTCATAACAACCCATGTCATTTTGGTCACAGAATACCTCCAAAACGTTCCGTCACGATCCTTGCGGATAAGTTTTTGCGGAACAGGTTCCATATCAGTTAACCTTCTCATAAGTTGGGACTAGCACCCACTTGCACGTGCTGCCAGTCAGTTCTCTGCAAGCCCTGTGCTCTGCTGCGCTACTCACCACAGACCACACGAGGACTATGGCAATGGCAGTAGTAAAGCCTATAACAGCACCGGAACCAAATTCAGACATAGTATTTTCTCCAAAGCTCTTCGTTGGTCATCTTGCTGTTCCTCCATCTTCGGCAATGATAAGGCAAGTCAAACAGGAAGTCAATCATATTTCCTACTTTCTGCTTTCTTTCTTTCGGTCTCGGCGTCAAGGTAGGAGAAGAAAGAAACGGCCTCGGGCTGATCCGACAATGCGGGAATGGTCTCACATACCGCGTCCCAAGCCCGCAGCAGCCCAGTAAGCGCCGCCCGCAGCCGTTCGATCTCGGCCTCGGCAACGCGGGTGTTCCATGCGCGCCCGTGATTGAAAGTTTCCCCAGTCTCAATCATTGCGCCGCAATTTGTGCAGCCAATAGTCGTGGAAAACCTGCGGTCGCCAATGCGATGAAATTCAGCTTCGCCGCCGCAAAACGGGCACGGCTTCAGTTCCGGCGCGGCGGTCATTGGTCCACTTTCATCCATTTTAAATGGTTTCGCGCATAGACGACCCACAGCGCGACATTCATCGGGATCAGGCCCCAAGACTGCGATGCGATGATCCAAGTCAGCCAAAGCGCCTGATTGGCGAGGCCCAGAGACCAAGCCCACCGCGTCTTGTTCCCGGCGAGGACCGTCATGTAGATTGTGATGGCCGACAGGAGCCATGGAAGATGCAGGACGATGGACTCAATCATCACTTCTCTCCTTCAATGGCGGCGCGGATCATGCGAACAGCACTTTCAAGTCCGCATGTATAACCACGATCCCACTCATCATAATTGTCTTCGTCAGCCTTGGCATAAGCCTTTGCAACTTTCTTCAGAGATGCTTGCATCCCCTCCACCCGCGCCTGCTTCACCTCAGCCCGCAGCCGTTCGATCTCGGCCTCCATCGCGCGCCAGTCGTCGATGACGATTTGCACATCATGCACATACAGATCGGGCCGCGCGGTT